ATGAAACAACTTATGATAACTGTTTGCAACACAGAACTTGCTTCTATAGACGATAAGGTTGATATTCCAGAAGGAATTCTCAATGACCTAGCGTCGAAGATTCAAAATGTTAAATCTCCAAAGTTTATTCAGAAGCAATCTACATTATTACTACCAGGGTATTACTTATCCAGCAAAGCTGGACCAAATGGAAATGCATTTGCTAGTCGACTTGTCGATACTTATGCGTTAAAATTAAATCCAGCCGAACTGAATAATTTAATGATACTTGCTAAAGATTTATACAACATATCTTCTGAAGAATTTATGGATCGTTATCAACCTCTCGGTGACCAAAAACATGAATTTAGGAATAAACCAGAAATTGGAAAATTACTATATATCCAAGAATATGGAAAACTTAAATGTCGTGTAGCGGCTATTGTAGACGGAGTTACCCAGGAACTGTTGAAACCTGTTCATGATTTACTAATGAGCATTCTGAGACGGATCCCGGAAGACTGTACTTTCGATCATAATAAAATTAGCAACATAGCCAAAGACATGCACAAAAATAACCATTCCTTTTATGGATATAGTGATTTAAGTGATGCCAGCGACCGTATCCCTAGGTTCCTTTACAAAGAAACTCTAAACGGCATAAGACCCAACCTGGGCAGCTTATGGTGTGAACTCTGGACACGGAAATTTTTCGTAGATAGAGAATTATCATCTCATATGAGTAGAAAAGTAAAGTACCTTTCGTACGCAGTTGGACAGCCAATGGGAGCTCTGTCTTCCTGGCCAGCAATGGCGCTAGTCCACCACAAGTTGGTGTGGGTAGCTGCTGGTTCTTACGCAAATGCACAGGGCAAATACGCGCTCTTAGGAGACGACATCGTCATCTTTGATCAAGATCTGTATCACAGTTACTTGAGTGTATTATCCAGTATGCAAATACCCTACAAACCAAGTTATAGTACCAAGTATTTTGAATTCGCTAAACGTCATTTCTTAAATGGCCAAGAATTTACTGGCGCTTATATTAATTCACTCTGTGAAGAAATAAAAAACCCTCAAATACTAGTATTGATTTGGAGTAATATGTACAACCGTGGCTACACGAACTGCTTAGAAGTCCCGGAACAGCTAATCGACTTACTTAAAGTAAGAAGATCTGCAAGAGCTATCCTGCATATATTACCTCTTACCACGAATCATCATGGTTCGAACCAAGGGAAATTTTGTAAGAAACTCGTTCTTAGAATATTTGGACTCGGTGATTGTAATTACGATTATCCGGAAGCTGAAAGTAACGCAGTTAAGCTGTTACATCAGGCAACCAGTCTAATATTAAGCAATTCAATAAGTAGTATATACCGACAGGCTGCCGTTAATGC